CAGCGGCTCAGCCAGCACTGTTACTGGGTACAATCTTTACCGCACTAGAGATTCTCCTCACTCCATGACTAAAGTCAACTTTAGAGGAGCTTTCAATGTGGTTTCGTATCCTGACAAACACATTACTGGTGAAACTTACAAATGCCCGGTATTTCAAGGATATTTCAATGACACTCATAGCGGTCACTGTGGTACGCCTTTAGTTTCTAAGGTTGGAAACCTTCACCATATCAATGGTATTGCAGTTGCATCCAATCTTACTGCACACATTGTTGCGTACCACATTGTCGATCAAGAATCAATCGAACGCGGCATTGCCCAAGTCGCTCGTAAGCACTCTGTCCTATCTCCTACGAGTGCTGTTGATTTCATTGGAAGCAAGGTTCTTGAGGCCAAACTTGACGAGGTTCAACCGCTTACCTCTCACGACCACGCTTACTACATTCCGCCAGAGGAACGCGGATCAATTAGATGCCATGGATCACTTTCCACTGCCCGCACATCTAAAATGAAGTCAAGCGTTGTCGACATGCCTCTTAAGGAACCTCTTTTTAAGACTTTTCCCAAAGAATATTTCCACAACCTTATCACTCCCGTTTTTGACGGGACGTTGAAGGATGGAAAATGGGTTTCACCTGAGCGCAATGCTCTTAGAGATTACGCTAGGCAAGTCACTGGCATCAATATCGAACACCTCGATGCTGCTGTTAATGACCTAGTAGTCAAACTCTGTGAAATTGAAGATTTTCAGCATGATGAAATCTGGGATCTCGAGACCTGCATTAATGGTCAACCAGATACAGAAGCTAATCCCATGCCCAAGAAAACTTCCGCCGGTTTTGGTGAAGGTGGAAAGAAATATCATCATCTTGAATATTCTGACCCTGACCACCCAGACCACCCACATTACATGAAGTTAAATCCTGAAGCTCAAGAGAAATTCAATACTATGCTAGAAATGGCTAGTAAAGGTGAACGATTTGGAATTATTTTTCAGACCTGTCCTAAGGACGAACCGCGCGCTGCGGAAAAGGTCGACGAAAGAAAAATCCGTATCTTTACTATTGGACCTCTTTGTTTCTATCTTTTGTGTAAGAAGTTCTTTGGTGGGTGGATGTCTATCTTTACCAAGAATTTTCTCAAGTCCGAAACTGTTGGTGGGGTTAACCCATTCGACAGTGCCTGGGGACGTATTTTTAAAATCTTGTCTGAACACCCTAACATCATTAATGGTGATTTCAGCAAGTTTGACAAAAAGTCCTCAGTACTTTTGATTATGGCTGCTTTTACTGTTATTATTAAAGTGAAGCAGTTCTTTCTTGCTAAGAAGGGCAAACGTATGTCCACTGAGTATTACAACTCTTGTATTATGATCGCCAGCGAGATTGCTAATCCCCTCATCCTTATGGATAGGTGCCTGATTCAGCTCCCTGGCTCATTGTCATCTGGTGTTCTTTTGACTTTTATTATTAATAATATCGTCAACTCTTTATACATTCGTCTGGCTTACTTCCACACTCTAAGCGATATCATGAGAGGAGATATCGAAACCGCCAAATTACGTGAGTCTTTTAAAGAGAACGTTAATTTCTTTGGACTAGGAGATGACAATACTTACTCCGTGTCTGACTACTGCAAATCGTTTTTCAACTTTCGCTCTATCCAAAAATACTTTAAGAGTATCGGGCTTAATTACACGGCAGCAGACAAGTCAGATAATGTCTATGGAACTCTCCCCCTTGAGTTTGCCACTATTGGTAAGCGAAAGTGGACCT